TGCCGAACGGCGAGCGCGTCGTAATTTCTGCACCTTTGTACGGTTCAGGCTCTTCTTCCTCTTCCAAACCCGCTAGTGCGAGCATTGGCAGCACGGACGAAAGATTAAGCCCTGATGTTTGTTGACCGGTACCGCTCACGTCTGGTGCGTACGCACCTGAAGCGTCAAACCCCGGCGTGCTTGACTGTCCCGATGCAGGGCCGCCAAGACCTTGTCCTGGCGTCAGACCGAGCGCTTCATCAATCTGCTGTCCGATAGCTGCAACATTGTTCGTCGGTGTAACACCAAGCCCTTGATTGACCTGCCCGCTAACATTGGATGCGATACCTTGCCCCATGCCCGATATGTTCATGCCCAAATTTACTGCACCGGGCGGTAGCCCTGTCAATGCAGCAATAGCATTGTTTACAGCCGATACGGCTGCTTGTCCTGCGATCCCGCCCACGTTGCCGTTGATGGCGTTAGTGACCATACCAGGAGGAACGCCAAGCTGATTGGCAGCGATGCCAATAGCTGCGTTGGCTACGGTTTGTCCAATGGAAGTTTGACCAGAAGCGAGGCCGCCAAGCGTTTGTGCGGCTGTCATGGCCGTGCTGAATCCCGGCGCTACAAAACCCATAAGCATGGGAACGGCGACGTTGGCAAAACCGTGCACAGAAAAAGAGGCGGCTAACTCATCTATTGACTGCGTTGGGTTGTTGGGGTTCAATCCCTGAAGTGAACCGAGTCCTGCTTCCTGCAATGCTGCAAGATCTGCTGCGGTGATGTTTGAGGCTTCATCTGCAACGGGGTTTGGATTGACGGACACCTGCCCAAGGCCACCGTATCCCGCTATGGTAGACGGCTCAGCAGGCGCGTTTGCAGCGGCTGCTGCATCATTACCAAACCCCCCGCCTACATCCATCCCGCCAAGCGCGTCTGAAGCAGCGGCCGCATCAGCGGCTGCATCCGCAGACGAATCCCCGCCCTCGCCGGGGCCTGCGTCGCTTTCCCCGCCGTCCCAAAACCGCAGTACGCCGTATTCGTCGATTGTCATGTCAGATCCCAAAATGACAGCGAGCCGATGGCCGTGTGCGTGCCAGACAGGGTGCGGACAGCCAGCGTGTAGATGTCCGACGTGCCGGCGATGGTCGAGCCAATCTGCAAGTCCCAGTTGTAGTTCTCAGGCGAGTCCACCGAGCCGCTGATTTGCGCACCGGACGAGGTGTAGGTGTTCCTGATGATGATGCCACCGGTATAGCTCGTAGCCGACACGTCGTAGTCCACGTTGGCTGAGTCTGAAGCCACGAAGGAGGCGCCGGTCAGCGTCGGGTTCTTCACCAGCACAATCTCAAACTCAGCGTTTGTCCCGGATCCCAGTACCGAGTATCCGTCAGGAAGCACCACAGCACCAGACCTGCCAGACGCAAGCCGGATGGAGACAAGAGGCACGAAACTCGTGGAGATACTGGAATTGGCAGCGGCCATCCGGGCCACGTTGAGATTGACCCGCTTCTCGTAGCCGCCTTCACTGATGACGCTGGAGCAGATCTGCTTCAATTTGGCACTGGAGCCAAGAACTCCCAAATTCTCAACTTCGTACCGCACCGGCAGGATGGCCGTCGTCATGTAAACAGACGTGAGGTTGTTGGCGTTCTGGAACGTGTGGCAGATGATGACCTGCCCGTTGATCACGAATCCGCAGCGAACCGATCCGACCCCCAGCCACTCAAAGTCCTGCCAGAAGATCTGCGACTTGGTCACGTCCACCGTGAAGCCTGAATCTCCAGTGCCGTCCAGCTTGTCGCCGTTCCAGTCAGTCTGGGCTACGGGGGTGTCTACCGCCAAGCCGGAAACGTACGTCCTGCGCACGATGTAGAGCGTTGACCCGCTACGCTCGAAGAACACGCCGTTCTGATCGTTGAAGTAACCTACACGCATCCGAAGCTCAGCCTGCGCCTCGCTCATCACGAACGTGTTCAGTGTCAGCAGGCTCTTGCCCGGTTGGTACGAGAACGAGCGCTTGGTCTGCCTGATAACTTTGTCACCGGATGCGGTGGTGGTGTTTAACTCAACCGTGGACTCATTGGCGACGTAGGTCACCGTACCCGAACCGGTCAACGCTTCGCTGAAATCATCATTCTTCTGGTAGCGATTTTGTGAATCAAACAGCGTGTACGGCTGACTCATCCGGGCGCGGCCAAAGGCATCAAGCGCGGTGCCGTAGAACTGGACGTTGACAGGTTGAGCGTTCACGATCTGCTCCAGCAGGGTGTCCAGTTGGTTGAAGTACAGACGCAGAACCTTGAGCAGTTCATCAAAGTATGACCTGTTGTACTCCGTCGTAGGAAGCGGCAGAGCAGGTGCCCTGAACCGCTTGATGATGTTGGCCCAGAAAGTCATCTACGTCCATCCGGCCTGATGTCGAGACGCGGACTACCAAGCTGCCACGTTGTATCAAGTTGGTTCGACTCGATCTTCATAGCCATCTGTCGTCCACGAACCCGCGTGTAAATCTGCCCAGTGAACTTTTCCAACGGTATCGTCGCCGTGCGCGTGACGTTGGCGTAGCTTGTGCCGCCAACTGACTGCTCATTACCCACTTGGTTGTACCCAGAGCCCGAGTTCGCCAACGGGTACAGATACATCGTCGCTGTCGGGTTGGATGCCGTGGAGCCGTTGAACGTGATGTCAGGCAGCATGCGCCAAATGAACGAGAAGTTGTGCCCGTCGTCGATGTCGAACTCAGACGACAGGATGTAGGCATTGATCGCGGTAGGAGTACCGGTCTCGTTGTCGTTCAGGCCATTTTCGTGGTTGACAAGGTTCAGGCTGTACGTGGCTGCGACAGGGTAGTCGCGCAGACCGGAGTCGATCCAAGCTGTACGTGCCATCATGCCGTAGTACCAAATATCCTCTTGGTAGTTGTAAACAACGTAGCGATCAACGGTGTCAGAGTTAGCAGAGCAGTAGAACCACCATACCTCGTTGAAACCCTCGTTGGTGCCCGCAAAAACCTGTGAAGACTGAAGCAGGTTGATGTCACTGAAGACGTAGCGCCGCAGATCACAGCGAAGCGTGTTGACGCGCCCGTCATAGCGGTAGAACTTGTCCACACCCATCCAGAACACGACACCTGAGGCCACAGCTACGCAGTTGGGGCTGACGATGGAGATGTTGTCCCCGAGGATCTGCGAACCCCAGACAATCGGAGGCCCGAGATACTGCAAACCATACAGAGCTGAGTCGGTCCAGACCAAGATCTCCTGCCGAGACTGAAGCTGAGCAACGATCTCAGAGCCACGGGACAGTCGCAAATCACCCGCTTGGTTGGTCGCAGCAGGGGTCCACAGCGCTATGTTCTCTTGGTCAGACCAGCGGATCAGCATCGGGTCAAGGTACGTCTCACCCAGCGGGTTGGTGCCGAAACAAAGCGTGAAGCGCGATGCGTCCGAGACGATGATGCCGTTCTGCACTGTGGGCGCGTTGGAGGCCCCAGAAAGGTCTGAGAGCGGCAGGCCCCGAGGGGAAATGCTGTGCACACCAGACTGTGTGCCTGAAGTGTTGATGGCAGCGCCACCGGATGTAGCAGCCAGTTCAAACGTCGTACCGGTCGAGTTGACCACGTAGTACGTCACACCCGGCGTGAGGCCAGTTGGCAGGGATCCTGTCGTGATGAGTGAGAGGGCCGTGCCATCAACGAGGCTGATGGTTGTTGTGACCACACCGGGCGATGCAATTGTCACGGTGAATGTGGTTGACGCAAGGCCGATGCTGGCGTTCCAGTAGTAAACACCGCCGCCACGCGGGCCGTAGACCAAGTCCTCGCCGTAGTTGGCTTGGCTCCACAGACGGATCTCGGTGTTCGACACCGATCCGATACCCCAAGGCCCAAGACCCCAGCCACCACCTCCCCAGCCCACCATCGGGACCGCTGTCGCGGAGCCTACATTGACTTCATACGCCGCTGCAACCGCAGTGCCGCCACCAGCGGCCACAGTAGACGAAGCCGCCGAACCTGCTGTGATGGTATAGGTCGTCGGAGAAGGGGTGGATTGGACTTGATACGTGCTGTTGAGATCCAGGCCCCCGACCGTTGAAGCGTTGCTGAACGTGACGAAATCGCCAATCTGCGCTCCGCCTGCTGCGTCGGTGACTGTGACCGTGGTCGATCCGCTTGTCGTTGCAAACGGGTTGCTCAGGATGTTGGTATCGCGCAGGGGCGTGATGTCGTAATAAGCGCCGCCATTTTCGATGTAGAACTGGAGGTTGGTCCCAACACCCATCAGATTAAGGAACCCGAGCGTCACCCAATTCCACAGCGAACGGCAGACGCCCAAAAACGAAAACTGGGAGATACGCTCCCAGCCGCCAATCTTTTCAGGTGTCCCTTGGCGAAATCTTATTTTGTCGCATTCGTAGAATCCGCCCTCTGTGGTATATCGGGTATTTTCGCGGTTCACCCCACTTTTTAATTGAAGTTTTTTAAGTGGCATATTTCACCTCAAAAAGCCCGAGTGCCGTTCTTGTCAATGATGAGCGTCTGTCTACGATTGCGTGCTGAAAAAGAAATATGTACCCAGCGGTAGTATTCGAGCAGGCACTGGTCGAAGAGCAAAGGGCTGTCCTTGACGGCCTGCACGATCTGCTCAGGCGTACCGAACTTGGGGCATGTGAAGTCCACCGCTTCGCCGCTCATGTGCTGGCTGTTCTTGGAGCCGCCGATGGCTTTGTTCAGTTCCGGGCTGCGGTAGGCTGAGGAGACGAGAACCGGCTTGCCGCCCAACAGGTCGCGGACGTCCTCCATGCACCGGGCGGTGGCCTTCAGCACGGGGACAAGTTCAACGGGCGGATCGTTCTCGATGCCCATGCGAGCAGCCGTCTGGCTGTCAGTGAACTCAGTCAGCGAAAAGTTGGGCGAGAGCATCATTTGGACGCGACTCCCTTGGTCTTTTCAAACGTCCTGAGGCCGCCGATACCAAGCATGCCTGAGAGTACCACCCACAACAGATCGGTGTCCACAGACGGCGGCACAGGCCAGCCCTGCGTTGAACTGAGCCAGGACAGGACCGGATGTCCAATGGAGGCGTAGAACAGTCCCAGAGCGCCTACCCAGCCCACTGCTGGGCGCCAGCCTGCAACCCACATCGAGGGGTGCGCAGCCTCTTTGGCGTTGATTTCAAGCTGGGCGATGATCTGTTTAAGCTCACCCTCAGCCGCCATACGGACGAACTCCGCTTCGGCTTGGCGCTTGGCTTCCGGATCAGGAATGAAGCGGTCGAGGAGGGTTTTGCCGACCTCGAAGAGGGGGCCAAGGATGAGCGGGTTCATGCTTACTCCGCCGTGGCAGGCTCGTCAGCCGGGTTGGGCGTAGGCACCTGTGGGATGGCCTGCGCTTGGATTTCCTGCACGATCTGGAACACTTCCCCGTAGGGGCGGGTGCCGAGGTATTGCAGGACGCCGTTGACGAGGCCCAGGGTCAGTTCAATTTTGGTTTGCGGGTTCATCTTCTGCCTTTCTAGTCGTGGTTGGAAAAATTTAACGGGCGGTTTATTCTGTTTGACCGCACGTACGCATCATAAGCCTTGGCCGCTTCTTGCGCGGATGCAAAATGCCCTATGTGAAGCATCTTTTTGTTAACTGTTACTCTTGCAAGCCACTGATTTCGCCCAGTCTTTTTGCTGACGCCCCTGTAACCGCTTTTGTTGGCCTTAGTTAACAATTGAACGTTTTCTCTTTGTTGGGTACGAGTAGCCCAACGACAATTATCAGGGGAATATCCTGCATTTACATTTAACCTGTCTATGCTAAGCCCTGGCCTCCAGCCGTTATTGATCGACCATTCATGAAAAACTTTTGGGTCTTTCCATAAATCGCACACCGTAATTCCACGAGCCCCATAATCTTTATATGCGGGGTTAGAAGGCATGGAACATCGGGCTATCATGCTTTTCCAAGATGCGTATATGGATGTTTTTGAGAGCCCGTGTGTTTTCCTGTTGGCAGTTTGAGAAGCGGAGCAAGACAGGCACCTAATACTACTGCCTTTGCGTAGGCTTGCGCCAAGAACAGTGTCTTCTCTACCGCAAACACAACGACACAAATACAACGCGGCACGGCTCGGCGCAGAACCAGCGCGGGCCAACACTGTCCTGCTTCCAAACAGCCTACCGATCATCGGGTCGTCCTTCTGCATCTCTTGCCTCTTTCTCTAATGGGTGCCGCTCACTGTACCCAAAACGAAGAAAGAAGTAAAGATACCGTGCGTAGAACCCGATCACGCCGTGTTCGTCGATTTGACGGGCGTGCTCAAGCTCATGCCTTCGCAGTCTCTCATCCTGCAGGCGATCCGGCAAGATGTAGATGCCCCACGGGAGCGTAACTCCCGCAAACCCTGTGCGGCGCAGGGTCCAGGCGATTACTCCGGTTGCGGGGCGGATGTCCACGGCACGCCTACTGCGTTGGTGGGGTGTTTCTGCTTGTCAATCTGAGCCTGCACGTTGGCTTCGTGGGCAGCAACAGTGTCAACACCCATCTCATCCTTGACCCACTGAATGACGGTGGCTTCAGTGAGGTTGTCGTAGGGGATGAAGTCGGGGTCTGCCGGGTCTTTGGCAGGAAAGCTGATGGTGCCGTAAACGCTGCCCGAGGCATCGCCGTCGGTGTCGCTGACGCGCCAGTGGGCGGTGTAGACCATGCCGTCAGGCAGGGTTCGATTGAGTTCAGAGATGGTCCAAGTTGTCATGGTTGTCCTTTCAGTTGGATTCAAGCGCCGCAACACGGGCGGTCAGGGCGGTGATGAGGGCCTGCTGTTCCTTGATTGCAGCGACAAGCAGCGGGATTGTTTCGGTGTACTGGAGTATTAGCGACCCATCAGTGGCTTCAACCACAGCTTCAGGCAAAACGCTCTGTACGTCTTGCGCGATCAAGAACGCTCGGCGTGTTCCATTGCTGTCTGTTTTGTATTTGCCGATGACAGACCGCAGCGACGACAACTTTTGTGCTGCATTTGTAATTGGTTCAATGATGTCTTTTTTGCGCTCATCGGACAGCGATCCCCAAGAAGTTCCTCCGTTTGCAAGAGAAACTCCGTTAGTTCCTCCCGAAACCATTTCAATGGTTTTTCCACTTGCGGATTCGCAGCGCATGCCGGTGCTGTATGCGTACCAGTATCCAGTGAGCGTCCCGCCGACATATAGAGTTGTCCCGCAAGAATTTGAACCCTCAATCGCAATTCCGCGCCCAAGGTTGACGGCGCTCGTCGTCCCCACCAGCAAATCACCCCCGCTTGTGATGCGGGCGCGTTCGGTGGCACCGCCAGAAGCGAATAGCAGCGCGCCTTCAGCGCGGACACCGGAATCAGCAGCGGCAGCCCCGGTAATCAGCAACCCCGCATCCCCAGCAAACAACGTGCTGCTTGTGCCTTCAAGTCTGGCGTAACCAGACGTAGCACCTTTGATTTGCAGCGCAGCATTTCCTGATGCAGAAGTTACGCCAACCAACAGCCTCCCACTCGCATCCAGCGTCATCGCCTGCGTGAAGCTGATGGCGCTACCTGCTGTGCCGGAGGGGGCGGTTTGCCAAATGTGTTGTCCGTTGGCTTGGTAATAGTTTGTAGCCGCTCTGCTCTGGATATAAACGCCTTGGTCGGAAGAATTCCAATAGAAATTGCTTCCCATACTAACGGCAACAACCCCGCCGTTGTCGAAGTTTTGGAATGACGATGTAGAACCAATTTGCAACGCTTGGGTGGTGCTTCGCCACGCACTCGGCGTCACCCCCAAGCCGAGGTTGCCGGAGGAGTCGAGAGTGGCATAAGTGCTTGCACCAGAAGCGGCAGCAAAAGCAATACCAGCAGAACCACCAACAATCTTTAATTGGTTATCACCCGAACGCAACATTAGGCCCGTAGTTGGAAATGTTGCAGTACCTTGTACATTGATAGGGCCAACAACATCCAGCTTATAATTAGGCGAACTCGTCCCAATCCCGAGGTTGCCGGAGGCGTCGAGAAACAACAACGACGACGAAGCCGCGTTATCAATGGCAAGCGCGTATTTGCCGGAATTAGAGCCGCCTGCTTTGATGTATACGCCGTTGCCGTCTGCGGTGTCTGTGTTGTAGAAAGCAGCTACAGCCGTGCTTGCAGCCGAAACCGTAACATGCAACTTGTTGCTCGGCGAACTCGTCCCAATCCCGAGGTTGCCGGAGGAGTCGATGCGGAGGCGTTCTGCGCGACTACCTGCGGAACCTGTCTCAATAACAGCACTAAAGCCAGAAACAGTAGCCCCAACACTTGATTTATAGAAGTAGGCACTACCTGCTGTTGGGGTGGTGGTGTCTGTCGTTACTTCAATTTGACCAGCAACATGGAGTTTGCTGCTCGGCGAACTCGTCCCAATCCCCAGCCCGGTGCTGGTCAGGCGCATTTGTTCGGAGCCGCCAATCGTCCAAAGCGATTGCGTGTCAGCGACATAACCCATTGTTGTGGAGCCGCCGATACGACCATAGGCGGTTGCCGTGGTGTCTACCTGAAGAACTGATCCTCCGGCATCAGTAGACGATGCAATCAGACGAAGACCCGTCGATGCGCCCGTCGTGGCAAAGTTTGTCCCATCAAACGTCAGCGCACTCCCAGAGGTAAGCACCTTGCTGCCGTTGAGGTAGGCTACGCCGTTGGCGGTGCCAGCGGACAAAGTGAGGTTGCCAGAAACCGTGACGTCAGTGAACGTCGGAGACCCGCCGAAGGTTGAGACCTTGACGAAGTCAGCGCCATCCCACGCAACGACAGCCTGCTCACCCTTCAGCACCGTCACACCGGACGTTGGACCCACGCCGCGAATGACGATGGACTGCGTTCCCGCAGACTTGTTGATCACCACGTAGGTCTTGCTCTGAGCCGGGGCCGTGATGTTGCGGGTCGTGGATCCGTTGGCCGTCCACAAAATGATCGCCTGCCGCGCTTGGTTGGCTGCGCCGTCCGTGTCCGTCAGCGTCACATCCGCATCGGTGCTGAGCGTTGTGGTGCCCGCAATTGCGGTATCCAACAGCGAGGTCAATTCGTTGTTGACCGTGTCGCCCCACGTACCCTGCAACTCCCCCTGAACCGGGAGAACCAAACCGAGAAGAGAGGTGTAAGAACTAGCCATGATTTACCTCAGGTATTTACGTCTGTCCAGTTGGGCGACTGCGTTGTTGTTACGGTGCCCCAACTCGGGAATTGCGTGGTTGTAACTGATCCCCAACCCGGTGTTTGCGTATTGGACGGCTGGCCCCACGACGGGCCTTGCGTTGTTCCAATAGTTTGCCAGTTTGCGTTCTGGGTGTCATCTATCGGAATCCACAGTGGCCGAGACGAGAAAGCGTCGAGCCCAGATACTCCATCGCTGAAGGACGCGACAAAGGTCTGATTGGCCCTGACTTGATCTGCCCCCATCGCCGCAGCGCTGAAAGCTGAGACAAAAGTCTGGCTCGTTGAAACACTGTCCGCCCCTGATGCAGCGTCGCTGAACGCTGCGGGCATCGTGTGGTTCGCAGAGACCGCGTCAGCGCCCGTGGCTGCCTCGTAGACGAAGGCAAAGTACCCAAACGTAGGCGTGTAGCTATCAGCCCCTGTGGCCGCCTCTGAGACGCTTGTGGCAAAAGACTGAGCCGCACTGAGCGCATCTGCACCCGATGCACTGGCACTGAACGAGACGGCAAAGTTCTGCGCTGCGCTGAAAGCGGCTGAACCTGCTGCGCTGCTGCTAAAGGCAGCAAGCATGGTGTGGTTGCCCGCAGTGAGGTCCGCCCCGGTTGCTGCGTCACTGAACGCTGCAAGAACGATGAATGAGGCCGAGACGGTGTCGGCTGCGGTGCTGGTATCCGAAAAGGCGGCGGCATGGGTCTGGGCCGCTGAGATGGCGTCGGTGCCGGAAGCGGTTGTGCTGAACGAGCGGTCATAGACTGACCCTCCCCAGGCAGCCTCCCCCCAAGTACCAGACCCCCATCCGCCCTCGGCCACATCAGACCCTCTTAGGCCGCATCAAGCGAGAAGGTATACGTTACAAGGAGCGTATCGCCCGAAGCCACAGAACGGTCTCCAGGAGACGCAAAATCCGCAGCCGAGAACAGCACGCCGGCACTGCCGCCCTTGGTGTTGTCGCTAATCAGGAATGCTCCGCCGACCGTTTCGGTTGCATTGATCGTGAACGAAGCCACAGACCCTGAGTTGTCGATGACCGAAGGATCCGCCGTCGTGGCCGTACCAAAGGTCGCAGCGGGTCGCGTAGCGTTGCTGTAGGGAGTGACCTCCGTGAAGCCCGGGTGGCTTGCAGCCGTGTCGTTGGCCGTCGGGTCGTTGCTGGAGCCCGCGCCGTACAGACCGATATACCAAGCGGCGGTATAGCTACTGCCCTTGAAATACTTGGTGTTCATGTCCTGAAGACCTTGGTTCACAACCAAGTTGTGCGCTTCAGTTTCCCACTTCACCTGCCCATCGGGACCGATGCAAGTGGCCTTAAACACGCCACCAGCTTTGGACGTTTCAATCATGTTGCACCTCAGGGAAAACGGAGCAGAGCGTCGGACGCCGTATTCGGCGGCATGGCGACAGTGAAAGTTGTCGTGGAAGTCTTATCTGAACCGAAGTTCAACACGGCGACTGACTTGTTGGACTTGCTAGCGTTGTAGATCAAAGCACCACGGGCAGTCAAAGCGGCTGTAAACGTCACATCATCAAAGTCAACGTAAACAATCGCAGGCTGCGTGTCCGGCACATTGGCTTGCGTCGTTATCGTCACGTTCGTCAGCGTGGCTCCGCCTGCCGTGTAGCCTGAAGCAACAACTTCATCAGTGGACGAGTAAACCGTCGTGTTTGGAAGTAGCGTGGCTCCGCTGGTGTAAAGCGCTAGCTTTAGCGTGTCCGTGCTCAGATCGTGGACGCCTTGCAGCATCTCCAAGCGGAAAGAGTTGGTCAGACCTTGGATGATCATGTTACTGCCTGCCTGTACTGACCACTACGGTATGCGTCTTGTCTTTCGAGGCCGTCTCCAAGCCGCTTAGCCATGCTCATGGCTTCTTGGAACTTTGTGTTGTACAACGTAATGATGTCCGCCTCTTGCTTCATGTACGTTGCAGCTTCTACCAAAGAACCATACAAAAGAACAGGATCAAAGTTATCACCAAGCCACGTAGTACCCGCAGTGACGATGGTTTCTGGGTAGTAAAAATAATGCAATTCAACGCTGTAAACCGCGTCAGGCGTAGGCCCAAGAATGAACGTCAATTCCTGCTCTTGTGTTGAAACAGGACCAAACAGCGCGTAATACCGAGGAACCCCGGTTGATGCCGGGTTGGGGTACGAGGCACGAATGAAGTTCACATCCTTGTTCAGGAGAAACTCATAGGCCCCTGATGGCAGGATGGCCGCCATCGAGTAAACAGACAGGAAGTCACCAGGGCAAGCAAGATATTTGTTGCCCGCAGTCGTGACGCCCGTCATGTTCTTGCGAAGAGACGGGAATTGAACCGTGTTGTAGATGCGTGTTTCTGCCTGCTTGATAAAGTTATCAAGCACAGAAGGATCCGCCGAGTAATTGAAGTCGTTCTCGGAGTAGTCCTGAATTGCAGCTACAAGTTGGGTGTAGTTCACGCCATCGGTCCTCGGGCCATCGTGCCCTTCGTAGCGCAACCGTTACCACGGGTGCGAATGCCGCTCGTCTTGGCGCCGGGAGCCGGGTTGGCAGCGATGTTGCCAATCACCATGCAGCTCTCGTCCTTGAGCGTCTCGATGCTCTGCGGCTGACCCGGTTTGGCGGGAGCCAGCTTCTTGGTCTTCATCATGGCTTCACCTTCTGGTTCATGACCTTTGCCATGCCACGCCCGTACTTGAGC